TTTCTCCTCCAGTTCCCTGACTTTCTTATATGCCTTTTCAAAGATACGGTCTCCTAACTTTTTAGCCTCTTTAATCAGAGGTTCAATAGTCTCCTCCATCCACACTTCCATAGCTCTTACTTTTAGGTCTATAACATAATCCATTGCTTCTGTTATGTTACCCATTTCCACCACCACCTTGCCCCTGCCTTCCATGCACGAAACTAGGACCCCGAAGAGTTTTTAATTTATTGTCCAAATCTTGTGCTGAACCCAGAGGTGCTATGTTGGGAATACCTGGAACCATTGGTCTGCCAGCACTAGGAGGAGTACCCTGCATGGGGGGCTGTTGTGGGGGCATGACAGGTTGCATACCCAGTGCCATCAGTCTCTCATTAAGTTTACCCCCAGTAGCCCTTGAAACCAACTCTTGCAAATAGGGGTCGTTGTTGAGTTTCTCTACCTCTTCCTCTAACTCCATAGCCTTCGGGTCTACGTTAGACATCTGCCTTCTTGCCCACGGTCTGGTAACCAAACCAGATTCAACCATTCTCTCTAAATCGTCATGCCTTCTGTATTCGTCTTCCTCGGAAATCGGGGAGAATTCTACATAACAGGTAAAGGGTTCTTTCATCTTATCTCGGTCTATAACCTCATCAATATCTTCATCGGCAGGAGTCATAGCCCACATTCTGGTATTAGCAGGGACTACTTTTTTGTAAATCTTGGCACAGTTAATTAAAACCCTTGCCCATCCGTGCTTAAAGGCGTCCCTTGAATATTGATAGCGAAGTGCTGCTTCAGTTCTTTTATCCCGATAGTGCGCACCAGAACGAACACCAGGCTCAGATAAACCCCTTACAGAGTGTGGTGCAGCATGAGCACCGATATAATCAGCAGCCCTTGCCATGTGCTCGTTTAACATGGCAGGAGGAAGGTTTTTAGACCATTCGTGAAACTCTACACCCTCTGGTACGGGCAGATATTCACCAAATTTCTTTTCAATCTTCCCTATCGTCCCTGCATTGCGGCCAGTCATATAACCACCACCCCATGCCTCTCTAGCGAGGATAACATCGGCGATACTAAATACCTTTGACTCAGCAATAATGGGGTCAAACATATAGCGAAGCATACCCACATATCTCATTTCTGGTTTACCTTCATAGGACTGATTCCCCAGCCCTGAATCTATAAAGACATAGGGGATAAAACCGTAACCATGCTTGCCAACGCCACCCCTAACTTTTAGGATAGGTTCACCGTCCACCAAGTCACATCTGTAGGTGTCATCAAAGTAAATGTCATATTCAATTTCGTCTGCAATGCCTAAGCCCTTACCGTTTGCCCAGTGATTAGCCCAGTGAGGCCACTTCTTTTTGGCGTTGATAACCAGTATTTTGTGTCGCTCAATCACAAACCCCCTGGAACCGTAAGATGGGTCTGCCATAATATTTCTAGGGTTTACAGCTTGAACAGAGAGAGGGAAAATGTCCCTGGTTTCTCCCTCCCACTTCTCCAGCTCCGCCACGTATTCTTTTTCCGCTTGCCCATCTTTCCGCAAGGGTTTATCAGGCCATAAGTCGGCATTCCACAGAGTTTTGAAAACAGCTAAACCGTGCAGTGCATAGTGTTTAGCCCCCACCCTTGCGGGGATTATGTCGGGGTTGAGGTTAATCATATAATTGACACCGTGATAGAACTTCCGCATTACCTCAGCTTCTTCATTGGAGGTCTTAAATACGCCCTTCTTATTCACGGCTATGCGAGCATTGGAGACATCTATGTGGTCAACAAAGGTATCTATCATATCCCTTGCCGTAGGGAGAACAATAGCCTCATCTTTAAATTGGTCTGGTATGTTGAGGGATTCCTTGAAATCCAATTCGTAGAACTTCTCATCTTGCTCAAATTTCTCATACAAACCGCCATAATGCTCTACGCATTTTGGTATCAGGAGAGTCTTAATATCTTCAAATGTAGGTTTAGTACCTTTCATTCACTACCTCCTCTAAAGGGGGGAAACGAAATTTCCGTTCGGGTATCCAACCGCTTTCTTTCCTACCATCCCTAATATCATCAAGTATCTCCTGTGTGACAACGAATGAGGTGCCATCTTCTAATTCTATTCTTATGTCATTTTCCACCATATACCTCATTTATCGCCTCCCATGAGAAAAGGTCAGTGTCTTAATGGGCTCGAGGTTCCACTCCGTATGAACCTCGTCCTTTTTGAGCCAGCATATACCCACCGCCATAGGATAGTCGTCATGTCCGCCCTTCATGGCCTCAATACGACCCTCCCTCTCAGCATTCTTGATAACATCGTAAAATTGCTTGACTCCAATGGGGTTAAAAATGCGAATCTGCCTGTTATTTATAGCGGGTATCAGTGCCCACCACAATCGGCTTCTGGTGCCATCCTTCCCACCTTGTGTATCAAAACCAATTCTAGTTCTATTCGCATCCTTATAACCAAAGTTCTTATAACCGATATTTTGTGCACTAAGAATTGTGGATGCACCCACATCGTTTGATTCTATATACCACAAAGGATTCCGATAGTGTCCGAGTAACTCTATGCTCTGATAGGCCAATTCGTCAGGGCCAATACGGTTATCACAAATATCAGCCACCACTTCACCAGTTTTGACGTTCATCACCGCAGTTACACTGAAGTCCTTACCAAGTCCATGCGAAGTATCTGTAGCAGCTATGTAGAACTCTCCGATATTGAAGGGTTTATAAATATGGATAATCCCTGAGTCCAATCCCTCAATATCTATCCTGGCCCTGTCACAATCCCCCATCATAGCAGCGAGGGCATCCTGCGAGAACGCAGAAACGGTCGAGGTCGGCCTTAACGCCTCCTCAAGAGAACGGGGGTAAGCTTGTTCCATGTGAAGTTCAGGGGTTAGTCCCTGTAACTCATCGGCGGTAAGGGCACGCTTCGTATCTTCGTACCACTCCTCATCCCTACCAGGTATCACATCGAAGGGGAAAAAGAGTGACGTAAACCCGTTATTACTCGTACCCCACTTACCTTCAGGTTCGGGAACAAACAATTCTTTCTGTTTATCCCAGCAGAATATCTTGCCATTCCTGAAAATGGACTTAGCTAGTGTATGGGGTTTTCTTTTATTAACCGTGAAAATGCTTATCGCCTGTCCGCCAACACTGTCTATTGATGGTTTGGCAGCATCGAAGTTCGAAGCTGCATAGGGGTGTTCTTCGTGCTCATCCCAAACAATGCCCGAACAGGTAAATGAAATACCAGCCGATTCAGTAGACCCAAAGGTCATAATACGGCTACCCATACCGGGAAACCCCATCTTCTCCGTACTGTTCGGCTCAGCTTTTATCTTTAAGAATGGGGGCAAATGGGCGTAAATCCTCTGTGCCTTACCCAAAAGTTCCGCTGCTGTATCCTGACCTTCGGAGAAAAATTCCCACGTAGAGCCACGATTGAAAAGGGTATGCCACAAGACATAAGCAGCCGTTATAGTAGAAACATATATCTGCCGGGCTTTAAGAATCGAGACCAACCGATGCGTCATGTAATGACGGATTATAGCTTTCACATGAGGCAACAACTGAAAGGGAATCAAACCTCCCGCCTGTTGCTGTGTCGGTGCTCTCAAGATATTGCAATACTTTAAGAAATAAGTGAACGCCTGACACCTGTTCTTCTCTATCCCTAAAAGAGCCCAATCATCATCAGTTATCTCACTTAATTCCTTGTACGCTATTAACTTTACTTTCTCTTCAAATTCCACGTTTTTTAGTTATTCTCTCCACTATGGTGTCCGTGACCGCCCTGACAAAAGCCCTCACTGTAGTAAAAATACACAGAGCTACCAATATAGACCACACAAGAACCCAATCTATCATTTATACCTCCTTTTTATTTAAGCGGAGCTATGGGACTTCCACCCATAGATGATACATTCTACCGTAATTTTGTTCGGGCTTACAGCCACGGGCGCTTCATCTATCCCTCCTCTATCAGTGGTTCTGTTATATATCCCGTGCTATTACAACGATAACAGGGTGTCATTCCTACTGTCTCATTGCGGAATCGGCTCCATTCACAGTCTGGA